GCATTAGGGATCTCCTCACAAATCATCTCATACAACATACTTAGACTTAGCTGACCATTAATAGTAATACTCATTGTAAACTGAGGATCATACAGAAAACTATTTTCATCATTACTTAACCCATAAGTTGAGTTTAAGATAATTTTATATACATAATTTCTAGGATCAGCTTTAGGAATCTTTTTTCTTTCTTCAAAGAACCATTCATACAATTCAGAAAATGCTTGTTTTGGTAAATGTGCTGGTGCCCAATTGTTTCTAATTGCTAAATTAGGATAAAAACTTACAACATCTGAACTCATAATAATCATGTCATCAGTTGAATTGTAAACTTTACTAGATCTTGCACCATGAATACCACCAAGACCATAGTCAGTCTTTACACCTTTATACTGTACAGAATATTTAAAACCACCTTTGGTTTCTCCGGGATATAAAACTACTTCTTGAAACTTCTTTAGGAGATTTTGAAACGTAGCTGTCTTGAATTCAATATAAGGTAATATAATATCTTTGAAGACAATCTGATCCCTTTGTGTTCTCATTTGCTTTAAATCATACTTCTTTATGCCCGTTTCTGCACTTAAGAAGTGCAAAAATAATTCTTTAGATATACGAGGCTCTGAAGCTGAAAACAAATCTATATCATATTCTTCTGTTAACGCTTTTCTAAGATTAATTTGCTCTTTACTTAGCCGCATAATCTTTTTAGTAGACTTAACATCATTAATACAATATTTAATTATCATTTCAATCTGAGAACTCTCTATTTCAGCAGTGTGGTGTATTGGCATGTCCATTATGTTCTTCCAATCCATTGTATACTGAATCCACTTTAATGAACTTCTCTTAGCTGGATTATCCCAGTGATTTAGTTTAAATACATCAATTTGTCTAATACTTAAATCTTTAGGACTAAATGTAGCAAATTCTCTATCATTACTTTTTTGGATAGCTTCTTGTGCTTTTTCATAAATAAATCTAGCTATAGTATCACCATCTTGTTCAAGTAACTGTTCCTTATTTCTAAGAATATGTTCAGTTATTTGACTATCAAATGCTAATCCATTAAAGGATATATGCCATTCATTTAAACTTTGATTTTTTTTTAGAAAATGTATTAAGTCTACAATATCATTTTTAGATTTGTGACATACAAATATTTCTCGGTATTCAGATTTTACATCTTCAAATACCCCTATAAAACAATTTCTAAGAGTTTCATAATCCATCACGTAATGTGTTCTCATAGGCTAGTTCAGTTAAGCTGTTCCCCCTTTTAGTAAATAAAAAAGGGTGAGTACATACCCACCCTTCTCAAGTAATAATTAATTTATGCTTTCTTTGCTTCTTTCATAAACTTTTTATAATCAAAACTATCTGCATTAATTGCAAATAAATTAATTAATTCTTCAGTTGCTTTTTTATCTTCAACATAAAATTCTTGAAAAACTTCTAATTTATGTCTTTCTTGTTTTGGCCCTTTGTTTCCTGTAATATTTTGACCATATTCATCTAATTTAGGCAACATATGCAATGTTGTTTTTTTAATATTAGATATAGCTACAAATACATTAGTAGCTGGATCATAAATACATTCCACATACGGACAATCAGTACTAATTGGAATCATTCTAAAAGTTTGGCTTTCTTGCCAGGTTGCTTGTACAAGCATCATTGATTTACTCATTTTTTTATGGTTTTGACAAATTTAACAATTTTTCATTTATATTTTCCAAATCTGCAACTTCAATTACTAAAGTTTCTTTTACAGTATCTGGTTTGTTGCATAATTCTCCAACTTTTATTAATATTTCGGGCTCAACATTTAAAAGTTCAGCATAATTATTAAAATACTTTTCAGGTATCAAATAACTGTGCATGTATGCATAATTGCCACTGTATTTATCAAAAAAACCAAGGATTTTTTGCTTTAATTCTAAACTTATTTTACTATATCTTCCATTAACAAAATGGAACCAATCATCACCTAAATCAGAAAAATCAAATGTAAATATAGCTTGAGAGTTTGCTTTTATATAATCACTAAGTCTATTGTGATTTAATAAACTGTTTTTCTCAAATAAAAGGTACTCATCATCTTTTCTTATATCATATACGCATATCAATTTCATATCCTCAGATTTGTAATAACCATCCCAACTAATATAAGTTTCAATTGGAACAACACTTACACCTCTTTTTATTCCAAGGAGCGGATATAAAAACACCTTGGATTTTTGAAAGTACTTCTTATAAACAGAATTTAAAGCCATAATTTATTATTTACAATGTTACATTACCTAAAGCTAAATCATATGGGAGTTTATATTCTTTGTATGTATAATGCCAGTCAACTTTTTGTATTAACTCATTAAAATCTTTTTCCCACTTCTTTAGGGTATTTTCTGAAACTTGGTAAGGATATACTTGATTATATTTATCAATTACAATGAATGTAATTTTAAAAGTATAATCTTTAAGATCTGGAAACTTAGTTTTTGCTAATCTTATATAGATAACGGCTTGAATCCAATATCTATAATACTCAACTGAGTCCGGAAAATCTTGTATAGACTTACCAATAGTCTTTAAATCATTTATAAATATAGTTTTTGAGTTGTGATCAACAACAACATTATCAAGAAAACCATTAAAACCAAACTTAAATTCTGAAGGTTCTTCTTTAATATGTAATTCATTATACACATTAATAGAATCATCATCTTGTTCTTTGTCTAATTGTAATAAAGATCTGACATCTGTGTTAGCCCTCAATATTTCAACAGATACTCTGCATGAGGCTAATGTAATATCATCAACTATAGTTTTACCTTGACTAGCTTTTGAGAATTCAAAGTATTCTTTGTTTTCTTCTGTAAGAATCTTATCAATTCTTTGCTGATCTGTTTTAAGAGATTGATATAAGTTAATTGTAAGAAGTTGTGTAAGTATTTCCTGAGAGTAATCTTCCAAAAGTAAAGAATTATTTCCTAATGACAAGTGATATTTAAAAATATTATCAATAATCTTTCTTTGACTGTCTGTAGGAATTTTCCCAGGCATGGTAATAAATTGTTTATCATAATTTTCTTCTTCTAAAAGCAAACAATGCAGAACACGCCCTGCTACCAGGTGCGCGTCTGTACTGTCTTCTCTTTGATTAAGAACATAATGATTATAAAACATTACAGGAGAGAATAATAATTTATTAATCCCACTGTAACTAAAATAAAAAGGCTTTTTATAAAAAAGCTCTAGTTCATCAGAACCATTCAAAGTCAGTTGTGTCATTTGTTTCTATTTGATTGTTATTTGCTTCTATTTCTAAAGTTATTTCTTCTTCTTCAACTTCTTCTTCTTCTAAAGTTAATAAAACTTCTATGTCTTCATTATCTACTTCATAAAGCATGTGAGGTGTTTCTTCTTCACTAGCTTTTTCAAAATTATCTTTAGTTGCAAATTCAGATTCTGGAATTTCTTCCACTATATTTGGAATTACTTCTTCAAGTTTAACTTCTGGAATAATTTCTTCCACAACAGCTTCATCTATAGTAGCTACATAATCTGCTTGAACTTCATATTCATAATTTTTATTTAAACAATGAGCATAATCTGAATGAAGAGTGACTGTTTTTACACTAAAACACTTAGTCCCACCTCCACGTTTAACAACATCAGAACAATGATTCATTATAATATTAATGTTATCTTCAGTAAACAGATCTTTATCAATTAAACTTTTAGCAATATCGTCAATATTTGTATCTAAGTAAGTTTTATCTTTGCCTAGATAACTAATTAAAGATTTAAAGTTAACATGGTTTTTAGTATGTTTTTCTGATATTATTCTAGAATACTTATAAAATAACATTTCAATATAGATAAGACTTTCTACATACTTAGAATTAGCCATTATTTCCATAGCTAACACATGATTATCAGTATCTGAACTTTCAAACATTTCTGCTAAATGATTATACATAACTTCATCAATCTCAGTAGCATCTTCACCATTTAATACATTAATTACACATGATTCATCAAAAATTTGTTTATTTTTAAGTGAGTTAAATATATCAACATATTCTTCTTTAATTATATGTAATTTGTTACTGTAATTAAGGCTATCGTTATTTAGATCTGACTTTTTAATCCAATCATTTAAATTATAATCAACAGCAATAAATTCATTATCATAAAATTCTAATGCACTTTTTATTTTTTCAAGATCATGACCATCTATGTTACTTTCATATTTTGCAATTAAATCTTTAAAGCTTTTAGTTTTACATTGATATTTCCAATCATATGTGCTCATATCAATTAAACTTTTCTTAGAAGCAAATATAACATTAGCTTGATCTATATCTCGTATAGTTTTAATACCATACTCTACGCATACATTTTTAAATTTTACTCTAGGTACACTCACTCCTGGTAAAAAATAGATTTTATCTCCTTTACTGGGATTATATGGTGTTTTAATTAATTCAAAAGAATCAATTATTTTATCATCAAATGCTCCGGTTACAAGGTCTAGATTAAAAGATGCTTCTTTAAAAGCATTATCATTATTAGTGTTAGTATCTTGATGTCTTTCTATATCTGACGTTATTTTTAATATTGTCATATTTAAAAAATTAAAAAGGGGAGTATTACCTCCCCTTATGTTTGTATTTAGTTAAAATAATGGGTTTTTAAAAGGGAAATCTTCTATGTTAGATTTACTTTACAGCCATCTTCACCACGTTTTGATTCATCATCAATTGTGAAAATTTATTTTTATTACCGTTAACTATTTCCTTTACCATGTAATATTTCAAATCATCTGTGAATGCTTTACAGTCTGTAGTTAATTTAGCAATTCTATCAATGATTGGTTTACCAACAGATCCTTTATCAGCTAAAGCAAGAGAATAGTTAATAATTCTGGTTGCAATTACACTAGATAAATCAGCACGGAAATCATCTTCTTCACCTACGGCAGAAGTTAAAGCTCCTAAAACATATGCTTCATCTTTAGTTAAGATATCTTCTGGAGAAATAATTTTATCCAACTTGTTATTAATAAACATAGTAAACATAGAACTAAAATCTGGGCCTACTGAACCTTCACCAATCATTTGAATTAGAGGTAAATCATCTTCAAACTTAGGGATAGAACTAATAGCATTAAAGAATGTAGTAATAGCTCTTGGATTTATTCTTTGAGTTACTAATTCTGAATTCATCAACATAAAGTTAATACATCTACCATCAATACTTGCTTTCTCGGCCCATTTACCCCATACATCAGAATCATATTTTAACTCAACAGATATGAATCTTGTCTTTTGAGCTACATCTAAACTAGTTACATTATAATCACCATTATCTGGATTAGTAGTCAAGATAACATGCCAGTTTTTAGGTAATTTCCAAGAAACATATTCTTGTCTATCTAGTATTTCCATGGTTGCTTGCATGAATCTTTGATCTGCACGAGTATAATCATCTAAAATCAAGAAGCCACCTTCTCCTTTACCCTGAATCCATTCAGGAGCAGCATGAGACATTTTCTTTCCTACAACTTTGTATCCTTTAGCACTTGCTGCAGATATTTGAGACTCATTAATCCAAGTAGTTTTACCTTCTGCATTTGCAATTTGAAATTCTTTAACAGGAAAACCTACTAAATCACCTAATTCTTCTAACTGAGATAAATTAAGTTTTACAACTTGCATATTCATTTCTTGTCCTAACTGCATAATAGCGGAAGTTTTACCAAGACCTGCATCACCTTCAATATTAATAGCCACAGGAACTTTTCCTTCAGACTGAATATGTTGATTGTTACCAACCATGTGTTTAATAAAACCTTTTAATTCTTGTACGTTTAATTGAACTTGACTCATTTTTTTAATTTTTATAATTCTAACTTGATAATTTTGCCGGGAAGGCTTTCATTCATACTTGATCTTTCTGACAAAACCCATAAAATATTACCTCTAGGTTTTACATCTGTATCACATTCTCCATCAGTAAAATATACTAAACTTGTATACTTACTTAAATTAGCATTAAAATACTCTAAGACAGGATCAAATTCTGTTCCTCCTCTTCCTTGTACAGATAATTCATGTTTACCTTTATATGGCTCAATAGATCTAATAGTTGTATCACATTGAATAATAGTAATATCTATCCCACATTTATAAATATGATGCATTTCTGACATAAATTCTTTTAATTCATTATCACTTACAGAACCTGAAGTATCAATGGCCAACAGCATGTGTTGTCTCATTTTTACTTTTAATCCGGGATTTGCATCAAATCTTTTATTTTCTTTTCTTCTGATCTTTTTAGTATACACTTTAGTACTGACTCCTGTAAATCTTCTGATATATCCACGCCAATCAAACTTAGGAGGCTTAATCTCATCAATTATAATTACTCCTTCAATTTCACCGGGAACAGTTCCTCTTTTTTTAACAGTTTGTTCTTTGGCATCAGAAAGTAATTTTTGTACTTGTTTTTCAATAAGCTTTTGCTCAGCTTCACTAAGATCTTCAAACTCATCCCAAGTACTATGGTCAGGCAAAGAATCACCATTACTAGAGTCCATTTGATCACAAAGATCATCAAAAGCTTCAGAACCACTTGTGCCTGTTTGGTCTTTATCGTCTTTTGCTTCTTTAAGTTTATCATAGTAATATCTAGCACCTGCTTTTATATCAAGATTAAGTTCATCATAGTCATCAATCATAATACCTCTGGCAGGAAGTTTTTTACTAATAACAATTAATTCTTCTCTAGTAGCATTATTTTCTTTTGCTTGCTCTAATTCAGTTGTAATTGTTTCTTTTAGTTGTTTAAACTCATCTGAAGATAATTCTCCACCTGGAAGCCAAGAAGCATCAATATATTGATTAATTTCCATATCCATAGCAATGTTAGCTAATTTTCTATTACTAAACTTAAAAACAGTAGTAAGATGTCCAAAAGCAATATGTAATAACTCATGCTTAAGTAAACCTAATCTTTCTAATTCAGTTAAATTTTCCCAGAAATTATCATTTATTATTAATTGATAATTAATTCCATTCTTACTTACACCTGCTGTAGGTATTTTGTTACTCAAAAGTTTATTTAACATAATAAGAAAGAACCCGTAATAGGGCTCTTTCAACATTAAATCTTTGGCTGTTTTACTAAGAGTTTGCGCTTTGTCCATCTTTTAATTTTATATTGATTTCAAATTTTTCAGCAGGATAACCCATTTGACCTAAGAAACCCATCATATTCACACTAAACATTTCCATAAAAAGTTCAATAGATTGATTACTAGCAATATTGTTCGTCATAATTGATAAACATGTACCTGTGCTGAGATCAGAATATTCATGATTTTTGTAAGCATCAAACATTGTTTTTAATTCTTTATGGCAACTTGGGCATTGTTCTTTCCAAAAATCTAATTTTTTATTTCCAAACTTGTATAATACAATAAGTTCTCCTTTATAACTTGTAGTTTCTACATTACTAAGAGCTTTAAATGCTAAAATACTATTTTCTTCATCTTTTGATTGAAGCATTTTCAACAAATTTTTTGTTTCTTCTTTATCAAATATCATCAGTCTTCTTTTTTTAGTAATTCCATAGCTTTTAAAAACCCAGCTTCATAATCTTCTTTTACTTCTTCATATCTTTTATATTTAGAAATATGATCACCCTTTTCCATTTTATGTTTGGTTTCAGCATATTTATGTGCTAACTCCCAATAATTAATTTCATTTCCCATCAGTCTTCTATTTTTAAAGTTTTTATTCTTACTAAAGCTTCAGATAAAGATAATCTAGGTTCATTTTTAATTTTATGCTCATGTAATTCTATATCAAAACCTCCTTCTGATAAGGGTTCTTCTGCAATTAATATTTTACCAACTTTAGGTATATAACATTCTGCAAAAAAGAATTTATTTTCAGGTGTTTTTATATCAGTAACTCCTAACTTTTCAAGTTCTGTCCAAAATTCCATAAATGTCATTAGTCTTCTATTTTAAGTGTTTTAATTGCCCATTCTTTAGGTTTACCTGATGTTATCATATCAATCCATTCTTTAGCAGTAGGAATGTAATTATTACAATCTTCTTTTACATGCTGTTCTCCAACATATCTAGTGTATACAGTTTTACCCTTTGAATTTACAAATGATGTTCCAAATACTTTCTCACATTCAAATATGCCTTCACTATGGTGTCTAAACATTCTATGCTTACTGTGTCCTATCCAGGCTTTTGTAGCATCAAACCATTCATGAATAGCAAGATAATCAGCCGGATCTCCACCCCATTTACGGGCACTACTTTTACTATGTTCATATGGGTGTGACATATTTTATTATTTTAAAGTTTTCTGAATAAAATTACCTGAATGATGATAGTCGTATGTAATAACTGTACGTACATTGTTTTGTATTTTATAGTGTCCTGAAGGAATAAGTACACTTACATAACCATAACCTCCTTCATTATTCCACCAATCTTCAATATCATCTAAAAGTTCTTCTATTACAAAATTTTCAAAATCAGAATATAAAGTTGAATCAAGATCTATTAACTTATACCCATCATATCCCCATTCATCTAGATCATCTACTGTTTCAAAAGCTTCATCTTCATTTGAACTAAGAATATCTTTAGTATAAGCCATAGTTTCTATAGCTCCTGAATCTCCACCACCATCATAATGAACTTTAATTCCTGTAATACCAAAATCAGCCAACTGTAATAGAAGGCTTGTCATATCATTTTCTGTCATAATTATTTTGTTTTGTAAAATCTGCCAAGAATATTGGCGTTTAAGTATTCTTCTTTTTCAAGCACATCATGTTTAAACTGATGCTTTACTTCCTGATAGGTCAATTCTGTTGCTGAATAGCAAATCATTAGAATTTCCCTTTTAATTACAACACCTGCTTTGTGAGCTTCTTTAAGAATTTTATTACTGCTATAATATTTCATAAAAGCAGGTTTTATTTCCCGGGTGTATTTCTTTAATCTTTTATCTTTAGTTAAAGCTAAAGCTTTTTTACCCATAGGTTTTTTAATATTAGAAAAAAAGTTTTTCTTACCAATATACGCAACTGACTTACCATTTATAACAGCAGTCATAATATATATAAAACCAACACCACTTTCTGGAATACAAGACTCATCAAATGCTTTACCTTTATATAGCCAACTCATCTTATACTTTAAATTTTTTTACATTCCAATCAGCCACAGAACAAACCATTCTTGCTAATTTAATTATTGCTTGTTCTAAAGTTGTTTCAATAAAAGAAAGTTTAGAATTTTCTTTATAGTTTGTAAAAATGTATTTATACTTTCTTAGTTCTTTATCTTTCATAATGCTTGTTTTAATAATGGTAATAATTTATCTCTTACAGATTGAACACTGTGATCTCTAACAGAATCAGATAAATCTTTAGACATGTCAAGAACTATATATTCAAAACCATATTTTTCTTTATACCTTTTAGCTGATTTAAGACCAGGTTCATCATTATCAAATAGTACAAGCATCTTTTGATACTTATCTAGGAGAGGTTGCATAAAGTTTTCTGGAATAACACTATTCTCACTATCAGGAGCCAAACATTCAATACCAGTTATGCCTAATTTCTTAAAACACATTAAGTCTTTTAATGAAGAAGTAATAAGTAAATACTTAGATTTAAACTCAAGTTGATCAAAACCCTGGATATAATCTTTTACCTTAATAAACTTGTTATCTTTTACTTTGGGTGTATATATTTTATATAAAGCACCATCGTCTCTAAAAAAGCCGTAAATAAAATTACCTTTTATGTTAACAGTATCAAGAAGATAACCATCATCTTCTTTAATCATGTTGTAAAACTCTAATGGTTTTACATTGTAATGTTCTAAAATACTAGAACTTAACTTAAAACTTTTCCAATAAGATTGATCTAAAGTATTCCAGTGTCTAATTTGATAATCAGAAACAACATATTTACTTTGTGGAGTATATTCTAAGGGAATATAAAAATTATTAGAAATGTAATCATCATAATCAGCCATGATTTTAAAAGCTGCTTTACCTCTACCATCTAAACTATATAGATGCATTACTAGATTTAAACCATCACCACCAAAGCCTGATGAAAAATCCTTAAACTTATAAAACCCTTTACTATCTGTATAAATACACATAGAAGGAACTTTATCAGTAGGATTAAATGCAGATTTTATTTTTAAACTTTGACCGCAAAGTCTTTCAGTTAATTTTAAATAATGCTCAAATACCCATTCTCTAGGTACTTCATTTAAATCAGAAATTATTGTTTTTGTAGAAATCATATACTAAAATTTAAAAATTAGGGGGAATCACTGACTCCCCCTAACTATATTAATCTAGAGAGAAATCAGTAGACGGTTTACTTGACTTAGATAAATCATCATCATCCCCAAAACTTTCTACATTGCTTATTTCAAGTTTTTTTAAATGTTTAGATTCATCATATATAATAACTTTATCTGAGCCAACTTCACCAAATGCATATTTTCCACTTTGTGCTTTTGGCAACCACAGGTCATAGTTAGTATAACCAGTACGGCCAACGTATTCTTTACCTGCAATACAAAATTCAAGATATTTATCTTTAATTGACGCAGTTTTATTAAATTCTTCAACAAAACTTTCAATAGTATTATGTTTATTATGTTGTGCTGTCATCCACTCATTAATACCCATGGTTTTACAAAGATTTTGTAAGAACATTAAAATTGCTCTATCTCTTTGAATTTTAATACCTGTTTTAGTTTCACCATCTGCAAATGCATATTGACTTGCTTTGACTCTACCAATTTGACCTTTAAAATGGCCTTTGTCAGGATTATCTTTATCTAAAGCAAAACCTTGAAAACCCTCAATAGGTTCAGTTTCAACATGCAATATCATATGATATGCATTATCAATAAATTTAAAGTCTTCTAAATCAATGTTATTGATTTTTAACAACTGATTTCCTGGATTAATTGTTTTTGGTAAACCAGATCCACTGTTACCTAAATCATCTGTACTTAACGCCATTTTATTTTATTTTTTAATTGTTACACATAAATTTTATCCCAGTGAAACTCAAGTTCACCGTTCTCATTCATCTCAGAAACTACTATTTCTTCATTTCTTAAGTGCTCTGGTCTTGCACCACAAGTCACTTCTTCACTGGTTTTAAATGATAGAATGGTTTTATTGCCTTTTCTATACATATAACCAATTGCATCTGCATTTGCACAAATTAAAGATTTTATTTTACCTGTCAAATCAATATTTGCGGCTAATACCATCTCACCTTTATCATCTACTTGTTTGTCTTTAATATGACCTGATAAAATAATATGGGGTGCTAAAGTATCAATAAAATCTAAAACTTGAAAGAAAGCTTGACGTAAATATAAATAACCAGCACCATTTGGTAATGATAAGACATTGTCTCCATCATAATTTTTACCCATACTAGTTTGTTTGTACAACTTTATAGCCAAAGGACCTACCATATCTTCTAAAGCTGTAACAGTATCTATTGTAACATACTTGTATGGTTTACCGGCTTCTTTAATTGCTTTACCAGCTTCTAATAGTTCTTGTAAAGATTCTACTTTAATCTTTAAAGCTTCAACATAATCTGCACCGTTCTCTACATCTATGATTAGATTATTATCTAAACCTGCAAATGCACTGGTTTTACCTGTCTTAGGTTTAGAATAAATAATTAATCTTTTCGGATTAACCCTTGTTGGTTTTTCTTTTGTTGTTGGAAGTACTATGCTCATTTTAATGTAATTTTAGACAATAATGTTGCTAATTTTTCAAAATCATTAGAAATTCTTTTACATATTTCTATAATTGAATCATCCTTAGCATTCAAAGCAAGTCCCTCTACTTTAGGAGAATATTCTTTTTCAAAATTAGGAAATAAACCTAATGATTTTTGTAGTTCTGGCAAATCATTTTTAGCATCTTCTTTTCTTTTTTCATAAAGACTATAACTAATTTCTTGACCACTGCTTAATACAACAACCATTTCATTAACAGGAACAAGATATTTATTATTAGGTTTTCCTTCACTGTCTACTCCGTCAACTACATCGTATTCTTCATTAAAATAAGGATTATACTTCAGTTTAAATAAAGATCTGTCCTCATTCATAGGTAAAATATCAATAATTTTACCATTACCATCATAGGCATTATCATAAAACTCAATGTAGATATCTTCTTCCTTTTTTAATTCCCACTCAAAAAACTGACATTGTCTTCCAAACTTTCCTTTTTTGAAAAATGCAGTTTTAATAGTGAAAAAAGGATCAGCAATACCAATTGCTTTAAAAGCATCCATATGTTGCATATAGAACTCTTTTTCTTTTTCTTTTCTTAAATTACCACTCATATTTATTAATTTACTTGGATTTTTTGTGCTATAGCTCTAGCAGGGGTGTTTATTTCTATTATTCTCATAGTTACTCTATCAAGTTTAAAGAAACTTATTCGTGTTGTACCATTTCTGGATTTTAAAAAATGAAACACTAATGTATCCGGGTCTTCAATCAGAAACTTCTCAGGACCATATTGTTTAATTTTTCTTATAGAAGGTTTATTTATACCCATTACAACATCTGCATGCTGTAGCAAAGCATCAGAACCATATATATCAGAATCTAATACATAATTACCGTAATTACCTTCTACTTGTCTTTTAACATCATCAATATTTCTATTTAATTGACTTAGGACTATAAATGCAACTGGATACTTTTTCTTCATTTGAGTCAAGGCTTCACCCAATGAACCCAGCATCTCAAATTTATCTCTTTGTCCTACATCATTTTTAAATAAAGCTGAATGATCTATTGCAACAAGCATGTTTTTATATGTACCATCATCTCTTCTGTGTCTTTCTAATTCATGATGAATAGTAGAACACATTTCATTTACAGTACATACATCATAGACAACATTTACAATATCCGTTTGTGCACTCTCATGATAAAAATCAACACACTTTTGGAATATTCTTTTGTCAACTAATTTTCCGTCTTTACTCATTAATGTATTGTAATCAGCACCTGTTTTCAGACCAAACTTTCTTATTGCACTTGTTTCATCAACCATTTCCATTTGGAATTTTAAAACACGGAATTCTTGATTTTTATTAAGATCAATGATATCAGATATCAATTGTTCCATAAAAAGAGTTTTCCCTGTTCCTGGTCTAGCACCAACTACAGTAATAGTTTTCCATTCTAATCCATCACAAAAAGCATCATTAAATTTGGGCCATGCACTTATAAGAGATGGTAGCATACCTTCTCTTCTAGCTTTCATCTTAATGAGACCTTTTTCTAAACTGTCTCTTTCACTAACCGGTAATAAATGACTGGCACCATTAAATAAATTAGCCATAGATTTTTAAAATTTAAATTATACAATTAACTCACTAAAATATACTTTGTCATCATCAGGATTATCTTTTAAATATTCACAATAAATTGCTAAATCAGAATCCCAACTTTTGTCCACATTTTGCTTTCTCAAAAAATATTGAGCAGTTCTCATGTATTCATAATTTTTAGATTCATATTCAGCAACATATTTTTGTGTTGCTTGAAAGATTGTTTCCCAATCATAATTATAGGTTTCAAAAAACCATCTAAATGCGCTTTCTAAATTTTTAGCAGGCACTCTAGCATATTTTCCAGAAGACAATTTTTTATTAGGAAATATGTGTACATACGCCTCCATATTTTGCATAAAATGATGTCCTAGTAAATTTGTAGAAGTTTTTTTCTTAGACTTTTTAAAATAACCATCAATTTCTACAGTAAAAATAATACTTTTGTCTGTTAGTTCCAAATTTTCTGTTAACCAACTGTCTCTAATTAATCTAGTTACTTCAAGACTAGCTTTTACATATGTGTTTGGTACAAGACCTTCTTTTATACAATTCAGTATATAAAATGCATTAGGAGTTATTCCATTATCTGCAAGTTTTTTAAATATTTCTGTCATGCTACCAAGTTATGATTTGATTATAGTTTTCTCTTACTAGAACAGATATTTTTTTAAATATATCATCACAATCCCATTTAGAGCCGTTATATGCAGCAGAAGCAGGATGCTTAACGTAAAACCTGTAATTATTATCACTGGTAAGATTAGACCACTCTTCAGCTTTTTTACCCATATACACATATATTAGTCCATTATTATAATTATTTAAAGTATCTAACAAATATGCAGTAAATGGTTTCCAAATATCATAATGACCACCTATTCGACCTATTTCAGTAGTAAGAGCAGTATTAAGCATCAATATACCTTGATTAGACCATCTAGTTAGATCACAATTTCTTTCATATGTATGAGGATAATCTTTCTCAATACCATTAAATATAAATCTTAATGAAGCTTGTTCAGTTAAAGTATTACCACAACTAAATGCAATACCATCAGCAACTCCTAATTGCGGATATGGATCTTGACCAATCATTATAATTTTAAGTTCATCATAGGGACATTCTTCAAATGCTCTGAATACTTGTTTAAGTGGGGGTGTAAATCTTTTTTCTGATTCACTTAGAGTCTTAAGTTTAATGAGTATATCATCAAATTCAGAACTAAATATAAAAGATTTAAGAATTCTACCCCATCCGTTTGGTTTTAATTTTTCAAACATTTTTTGTTTAATTTCTTCTAAATCCATTTTTTTGTTATTTTTGATAAAAATTATAATTATGATAAAGGTAAAAGAACTAAAAGATGATGCTATTATAACAATAGAAGTAAATAAAAATTTTTATTTAATGACTAAAGCTGCTTCATTTGTAATTTTGCAAAGTATGAACATTCCTGAAAAAGGAGATGCATACTTTAAAGATATCATGAGTAAAGAATACAATTCTCTTGATGAGCAACAAAGAGCTTTTTATACTATAGCACTACTTCTTGCTGAAATAGAAAGTCAAGCTACTAAAAATAAATTATATACAGAAAAGGAAATTGCTGAACCAGGAGAAGAAGGTTATATAGAACCTACGCTAGATTAATATTAAACTGCTCTCTTCCTATTTGTATACATGCTTCAATAGCTAACATCAATTCATCTTTACTACAATCAGCAAAAGATTTATCTGCAATGCCAGAAGCATCTTTAATAAGATTTTTCATTTCATCAAAAGTGTATCCAGCTTCTTTTGCTATTTCTCTTATACAAGCATGTACTTTTGCAAGTTGTGCTTTACTGTGATCTGCATCAGCAAGATCTAAATACATTTCTATTTTTTGTCCTTCTGGTATTTTATCTACAAAAAGTTCATAAGCTAATTTATCTTTAGGATGAGCATAAATTAACTTACCATTAGTTTTTACAAATCTACCACTAAACATAATCGCAATCTATTACTGTTCTCATTACATTAAGAAAGTTAATTAATGTTTCTTGAGTTTTAATTTCTAAAACTGGTAAATCAAATGATGTTACAGCCCAGTCATCATTTTTTATTTCATCATTAGCTTTAGACACTAAAGAAAAACCTTCACATAATTCTAAAATATAATAGTAATAATCATAACCATTATTACTATCTAAATCAAAAATTATTTCTTTTTGAAATCCCTGTTCAATTAGTTCATTTTCTGTCATAATTATATTTTTTTTCAAACTTTATCCAACCTTGTGGATCAAATTTAGTACATAAAATATTTAGCATGATTTCTTCTTCATGCTCATTACACATACCAATATCTTTTATATCAATATCAGGTGTATAATTTTTAGTTGCTTCTGAATTGCACTTAATACATTTCATTGTTTTTATTGTTTAAAAGTCTCATTATTATTATTTAAAAAAGTCAGGATTTATAATGTCTGAAGTATAATTAAAATTTTTATAATTTTTATTATTAGCAGTCCATAATCCTTTTTCTTTTACTCTTAAATTTCTTAATGTTAGTATAGAATATGCTGTAATATTTGCATTATCTTCATCTTCACTTAATAACATACTGAGCATGTTATCTTTTTCATCTTCTGTAATATGTTTAGTTTTTATCAAAAGATTCATTTCAGTAAGAAAAATAAAAGGTTTAAAATCTCCTTTTTTTGTACCAGTAGAATACATATACCATAAATAACCCATGTTACCATCTTCTAATTTAGATATACTTCCATGTTCTTGGCATATATCATTAATTAGATTTTTTATTTTTTTATCTTTAAAATTAAAATATTTTTTCATTTTTTTCTTATTTCTATTTTATTTGTTTATGTTAGTGACTAATACACGCGTGTTATAGTGCAGTTTGCTAAGGTTGGCATTTGGGGCAAGGTGCGTGCGTTGTTGAGTGATTTGGGTAACTATCCCATCCGCTACCGCCACAATAATCGCAAACCGTACCCTTCGGCACAATAACACTATCTATACTTAATGCTAATATTTTGTTCTCTAACCAAACAACGTATTTATTATTCACGCTTACATCTAATTTATTTACTGTAAATATTGGCTCTTGTTTTTCAACTCTAAACTGTTCTTGTATATCTTCTCTTTTCATATAATATTTTTTTAATCAATCGCACTAAGCATAGATTTAACGTTACCCTTAATATTAAATAACATATCATTTACATCATCCTTGTACAAAACAAGATTATATTTATTAGCTAACTCCATGTTATTTATTTTTTAATTTACATTAAAGTTTTTCCATAAAATTTTACTTTGGTCAAACCCTTCTAATGCATCTTTAACCCATTTTTCATCTACTGTATCTTTATAACATAATATATGCACTATAGCTTTTTCATCTGGATTAAGTCTAAGTAGTCTTCCTATCCTTTGAGCGGACTTTCTTTCATTACCATATGCATGCATAATAATGCCTTGTCTTAACTCTGGAATATTAACACCTTCATTTAATTGCATTACCGAAGATAATTTATCTATACTACCTTCTTTAAACATTTTAAGATTATCTTCAGAATTAGAATTTTTGCTATGATAACTATACTCACACAATCTATCTGCTTGATCTTGAGTATTAGCAAACATTATGCATTTATCTTTGATACTGTCAAATAATAGTTTAGCATATTGTTCTTTGCTTGGATACTCTTTCATTCCTTTCATTCTCA